ATAGGACAAATCGGACATTAAAAATAGTGTGTATCATACATATTAAAAATATATTAACATTTTCTCAAATTTCAAAACAGGGGCGGGAAATAAATATTTCCTGGATCCTTGACTTACGAAAATCCTAAATGCTATACTGTAAACCTTGGACAGTTTCAGGAGATAATATCAAGGGGTTAAACTCCAAGTGCGATGATGACGGAAGTTGTATTCTACAATTACTTTCAGATAATAGCAACAGCTCGAACCGATGAATGGCGGATTTATACTCTGATCATTTCGGGGTTCTCTTTTAGAAATCATAAAAGGGGTATAGGGGTTGTATGCTCAAATTCTGGAAGTTATCATTAAAAAGATAAAAACAAATATAGAAGCTATACTTCTAAAAAAATATTTTACTAACATTTAGTAGAATCTATAAAGTAGTCGACTAGGATTAATATGACATTCAATGTATATCAATACGATGTAAAAGTAAGAGTAGCAGTAATTGCGGGATCAGAAGAAGAAGCAACAGCAAAGTTGGATCAGGGACAAGTTCAACAGATCTCAATGGAGAGAGAACTTTTTAGCACAACTGAAGTAATTTAATAAACATAATGTAATATAATAGGGGTATGTCTCCAGAGAAGATATCGATCAAGAAACAAAAAGAATTCCTGGCGCAGTATTTAAAAGATCTTAAAGAAAAGAATCCTTGTATGGATTGTAAGATTTCATATCCCTATTATATGATGGACTTTGATCATGTCCGTGGGCGGAAGCATTCAAATGTGGCGGAACTAATCAATACGTTATCTAAGAAACGTCTGGATGAAGAAATAGCCAAATGCGAAATAGTTTGCTCAAATTGTCATAGAGTAAGAACTCATATGAGAAAGCACGGAAAGAAGGCATCATGAACTTTTGTACATATTGCGACAAGATCTCATATACATCTAAGTTAACTCTAGAAGGTAAGATGATATATTACTGTTCAGATCATGCATTAAATATTACAGTTGACTAGGATTATGGTATAATATATTTATGAATAGATGTTCTGCACACACATGCCCATTGCCATCATTTGTATTTAGAAAAGATGATCCATCTATTGGATACTGCATGGCACATGGCATGGAATATGCGTATATTATGAAAAATAAAGAAAATGCATGACCACGAGAATATAGTATTAGCCACAGGTTCAGGAATAACTGAAATGCAAGTAATGTGGATACTTATGGGTCTCATGGCAGCTCACCATATTTGGATGTGGTGGAAGATGAAAAAGAAAGACTGTAACTGTAAATGAATTGGTTACAGGCAACAATTATATTTGGGCCAGTAGTGGTTCTTTTAATTGCATATATGACAGGAAACATATGAAAAAGATCTTTGCTTTAATTACTCTAACTGCGACAGCAGTCTTCTCAGGTCTTGCTATGTCTAGATTCTTAAATTGGGCGGGAAAGCAAGAAGACTTCTTTGATTTTGACCTAAATGAAGATATAGACAATGAACAGTTCTAAATCATTCCTATGGTCATTACTAATCATCCTTGGTGCATACTACTCATTGGTGTATATAGCTAAATAAACGTATGTTATATCTATAGGGTAAAGTCCCTAATCTTTTTTCTCCCGCCCTTTTAAGGGTTCAAGTATCGGAGATACCAAATATGACCCGTTAGGGCTGGAAAACCCCCGTAGAGGGCGTATGAGGGCTATTTTTTAAAGATGCTCCAGATCTTAAACTTGATCTTTTGAATAATATTATCTATTTTCTGCTCGACGCTAATATCCTTCTTATTAAAACTCTTAGGACTATTCCATAAATTAGAAAAATGTCTAGGCATAATATAATTATACTCTATATTTAAATATGGTGTTCTTATTTTCGGCGCACTTTTTTTCGCACTATATGCACTATATGTCCTAATTGTCTATATAAGAAAAAATCCCAATCAGAGGCGGATCCGACTGGGACTTTCTAGTGTATTGCTACACATTATATAGGGAGACATTGCTGCCGTCACCTACACATCTTAATTGTAATATGGAATATTTTATATGTCAAGCATTCTAGTTGACAGGATTTTCAGACGGGGTAAATGATGGCTCAGGTCCAAGTAGATATCCTTGCTCATGATAATCAATCATCTTAGCCGTCTTTTCAGGATCTACTCCATTTGCCATAATTGTTAGCATATCGTAAATACGGTGAAGCATTATATAATTCACCATAGGTAGGTTGTCTTCTAGATTTCTAGATGGTTCTTTTTCTTCCATTATGGTCTCCCCATATCGTTCCAAAATATTTCTCTTCCCATAGAGTCTTTCTCTAATAGGACACTTGATTCAAATTCATATGAAGAAAAGGTCTCTTCTTCCGCCGACGCACTTTTTGTTTTAATTTGCAGTCCTTGACCACAATTGCAATTACTACATCCATGTTCAGACATTGTTGACTTCTTTCACTAATTTCTCGTATACCTCTAGGCCTATGTAGTTCTTGTAATCACAGGAGAGGCAGTATAAATAAATGTTATCTTCTAAATCTAAGTTACATAGAAGAGAGCCCTGATCCATGGGACATTCAAGTCTAGGAACAAGGCCCTCTTCTGATAAGGCTATGTACTTAGATACATATTGTATCTGCATTTGACCTACTTTTTCTGATCAATCGGGAATTGCAATAGCCATTCCTTAGCTTTTGGGGTCATACCCTTCCAAGCCGACCAATCTATACCGCCATTGGTCATATAATACGTTATCTCTGCGTTTGTTACTGGGTCGAATAACTCTCTGTTACTCTCTAGTTTGAATTTCTCAAGTCTTTCAGGACCAAGATTTCCAATCATGTTTATCTGGAATATTCCGTAAGAACTATCTCCAGTACTTCTGTCCCCGTTATATGCAAGCGGTCTTCCATTAGATTCTCGCTTTGCTATGGACCAGGCTTTCTTAAGGCCTACTCCTTCGAATCCTACAGTCTTGAGTAGTAATACTAGCTCTTCGTCTGTAAGCATCTCAGATGGCTTGTAAATTGCTTTACTAAACTTATCCAAGACTTCTTGCTTTAGTTGGGCTTCAGTTTTCACTAAAGGTTTTACTACTAAGGCTTGTGTAGGCTGGACTGGAAACATAAATAATGTTATCATTACTATTGTAACCAGATTATGAGCCAAATCACTAACCTGTTGTTTTATTTTCTCCATTGGCATTTCCTCCTCTAGAGATAACGAACTACAATCATAACATTGATAGGATAAGCCTGTCAAGCCAGTCAACTAGAAAGAAAACATGGATATATCTTATTATACTATTCAAGCGGGGCTAGATCCTGCTGTTGGCTTTGGCTATGCAGGAAAAAATATTGTTAATTCTTTAAATAATTTAGGACATGCTGTATCTTTTGCTAACCCTAAATCTACTGTTCAATTAAACTTTACTCAACCTCACCACTATAAGCTACATAGAAATCAATATCAGATTGGATACACTCCGTGGGAATCAACTTCCATGAGACCCGACTGGGTTGAAAGATTTAATTTTTGTGATGAAGTCTGGGCGACATCAGATTGGTGTGCACAAGTATTTAAAGACAACGGTGTTACAAAGCCAATATATGTTTACCCACATGGTATAGAAAAAATTTGGAAGCCAAAGCGCAGAGTTTTAAAAGAAGGGCAACCTCTTAAGTTTTTACACATAGGAGAACCATCTCCAAGAAAAGACGGACAACTAGCAGTAGATACTTTTATTAATCTATTCGGCGGAAATCCAAACTATCATTTAACAATTAAAGCTCATAAGTTTAATACTACTAGGGTATACGATAATCATAATCAGTTTATGAGTCCAGAAATGGCACATAGCAATATATCTTTAATTACAGAAGAGTTATCAGAAACAGATCTTGTTTCTTTGTATCATAGCCATCATGTTTTGTTATACCCTACTTGGGGAGAAGGTTTTGGTTTCATCCCGCTTCAAGGTTTAGCAACAGGTATGCCAATCATATCGACATATGATTGGTCTCACTATGTGGACTATATGGGACCACTCAAATTAAAATCTAAACTTACAGATGAGACTTTGCCTAAATCTGTAGGAGATGAGTACATTGGAAAAATGTTTAAACCAGATGCAAAACATTTAGAACAGTTAATGCGTGATGTATCTATTGACTATAAAGGCTATTCGGGATATTATTTTGCTCAAGCAGATAAAATACATGAAGATTATAATTGGGATCAGTTGACTAAGAAAGCCTTTCAACATTTAGTAGAAAAATTTTCTTAGGACTTCCCCTTTTAACTGTTCTTTGGTAGAATAGGATCTTCACACTAAATTTAAATTAACCGCCAGGCGGAGAAAAAGGTATTATAAAATGTCTAAGACTATTGCAAACCCGTACGAAAATTTCATTGCGTTATCAAGATATGCAAGATGGATATCAGAAGATAATCGTCGTGAGACTTGGGGTGAAACAGTAGATAGATATTTTAACTTCATGCTTGGCCATCTAGAAAAGAACCATAATTATATTCCAAATGAGAAGCTTGTTGCGGAATTAAAAGAGTTCGTCTTTGAACGAAATGTTATGCCATCAATGCGTTCTGTTATGACTTCAGGAGCAGCATTAGAAAGAGATAATGTAGCTGGATATAACTGTGCTTTCTTACCAGTTGATTCACCACGTTCATTTGATGAGACTATGTATATCCTTATGTGCGGTACAGGTGTAGGATTCTCTGTTGAGTATAAGTACATCAATAAGCTTCCTGCCGTCCCAGAAACTTTAGAGAAGTCAACTACAGTTATTACAGTAGAAGACTCAAAGCAGGGCTGGGCTAAAGCATACCGTGAGTTGCTAGCACTACTTTGGTCTGGACAGATTCCAGCAATTGATGTTTCTAAGGTAAGACCAGCAGGAGCAAGACTTAAGACAATGGGTGGAAGATCTTCAGGCCCACAGCCACTTATTAACTTGTTTGATTTTACAATTGCAAAGTTTAAGAATGCTACAGGAAGAAACCTAAAGCCAATCGAATGCCACGACATTATGTGCAAGATTGGTGAAGTAGTTGTTGTAGGAGGAGTTCGTCGCTCAGCAATGATTTCTCTTTCTAATATTAATGATATTGAAATGGCGCAGGCAAAGTCAGGTAACTGGTGGGAAGCAAGCCCACAACGTGCCCTGTCTAATAACTCTGTTGCGTATTCACGCAAGCCAGAGATGGAGCAATTTATTGCAGAATGGAAATCTCTATATGATTCAAAATCAGGAGAACGAGGCATATACAATGTGGCCGCAGCTCAAGCCCAAGCAGCCAAGTATGGAAGAAGAGATCCAGATATACACTATGGAACTAACCCGTGTTCAGAGATTATTCTACGTCCTTACCAGTTTTGTAATCTTTCAGAAGTCGTACTACGTGAAAATGATACAAAGAAAGATATTGAACGTAAAGTAGAACTAGCAACTATTCTTGGAACCTGGCAGTCCACTCTTACAGACTTTAAGTATCTACGTAAGATTTGGAAAGATAACACAGAAGAGGAACGCTTACTAGGAGTTTCTTTGACTGGACAGTTTGGGCATAAGTTTATGTCAGGCAAACAAGATTTGGTTGCACTAGAGTCATTCTTGATGACCCTTAGAGAAGCAGCAAGAGCAAAGAATAAAGAAGAGGCTGGGAAAATTGGGATTCCTGAGTCTGCCGCTATTACTTGTGTAAAGCCTTCTGGAACAGTGTCTCAATTGGTCGGGGTATCTTCAGGAATGCATGCTTGGCATTCTCCATACTATATTAGAACTGTTCGTGGTTCAAAGGGAGATCCAATTTCTACCTTCCTTAAAGAGGTGGGGATTCCAGTAGAAGATGATGTAATGAAGCCAAACGATACATACGTATTTTCATTCCCAGTAAAGGCACCAGAGGGTGCAATTGTCAGAAATGATCTAACAGCTATTGAGCACCTTAACATTTGGTTGGTTTACCAACGTGCATGGTGTGAGCATAAGCCATCAATTACAGTTTCTGTAAAAGAAGATGAGTGGATGGAAGTAGGAGCATGGGTATATAAGCATTTTGACGAAGTGTCTGGAATTTCATTCCTTCCACACTCAGATCACTCATACAAGCAGGCTCCATATCAAGAAGTAGATAAGGCTGAATACGATGCACTTGTTGCAAAGATGCCTAAAGATATTCGCTGGGAAGATTTATCTTTTTATGAGACAGAGGATGGCACATCTACTAATGCCACCCTTGCCTGCAGCTCAGATGGAAATTGTGAGCTTGTAGACATATCTGCTTAATGTGGTAGAATTATAGTATTGGGGATATTCCCCAAAATTCTGGGCACCCCGCCCAAAATGGAGATGATAATATGGCTAAATTCGATAAAGCGGATTTAAACAAAGATGGAAAGGTAACAATGACAGAACAAATTTTAGCAGCGCTTGGAACATATGCTCGTGCATTTCTTTCAGCAGCAATTGCTCTATATATGACTGGAAATACAAATCCAAGAGACCTTCTTCTAGGTGGCGTAGCAGCTGTTGCACCAGTAATCCTTAAGGCTCTAAGCCCAAGTAACAAGGAATTCGGATTCGTAGCAAAGTAAAAATTTAATATCGAATTAGGGACTCTCCTGTGCTAAAATAAGTACAGGAGTTTTCCTATTTTAGGAGATGTTATGTCAGCAGTTAAAAATTTTGAAGTAGACCAAAATGCAACATTTTCTTTTGTTGTAGAATATAGAGACAACCAAGACTTACCGATAAGTCTAGTCGGTGCTTCTGCAAAACTTCAGGTTAGAGACACAAAAGGCGGATCAAAGTTAGCGTTTACATTAACTACCCCTAATCTATCAAATGGAATTTCAATAGATCCGACTGCTGGAAAACTAACAATTAAAATGACACCAGCACAGACAAATAAACTATTCTATCCAAAATCAGCCTATGATCTTATGGTGACAGATAGCAACGGAAATAAAATAAAATTACTTGAAGGCTTTTTAGCACTAAGTAGGTCGGTGACAGTATGACAGTAGAAAAAGTAATAGTAACAGAAGTCGTAAATGATGTAGTTATTTCCAGTCCTGGCCCTCAAGGACCAAGAGGAAAAACAATATTAAATGGCCTAGGTGCCCCATCAGAAACACTAGGTCTTGAAGGCGATTTTTATTACGACAAAAACACAACAAGATTTTATGGTCCAAAGCCCTCAGACTTTACATGGGTCGGAGCAGCAAACTACCTCCTAACAGCTGGAACATTGACTTACCCTTGGTTGATCAATCAAGTAACAGGTCCAGTAAATGGAATATATAGCCTTCAGATAACACATAATTTGGGATACAATCCAAATGTGACTATCAAAAATTCTGCAGGCGACATATTAGAAACGGGAATAGACTATAATAGTATTAACCAGATTACACTGACAATGGCACAACCATTTTCAGGGACAGCGTACCTGTCCTAAAGGAGAATAAAAAATGGCAAGATTATTTGTAACCAACATTGACCTCAACAAGAATGAGCTGCTCAATGCAAGAATTCAGAATTTAAGTTCAGCACCATCCAATCCAGTAGCGGGTCAGATTTATTATGACTCAAGCAATAATACAATGTACTACTACAATGGACTTGCCTCTCCAAATGGTCCATGGATGCCAATGTCTGGTTCTACAGAGGTTATTCAAGATGTAATTGGTTCAGCAATCGTTGGCGGAGTTGGTCTAACATCAACATACAACGATGCAGCAGGCACAACAACAATAGACTTAGATAACACTACAGTAACTGCTGGCTCATACGGTTCAACAACAAAGATCCCAACATTTACCGTAGATGCACAAGGTCGTTTAACCGCAGCAAGCGAAGCAGACGTAGCAACAAACCTTTCAATAGCAGGAGACACTGGAACAGATACAGTTAATCTATTAACTGACACATTAACTGTTGCTGGCGGAGAAGGAATTGACGTAGCTGTAACAAATAATACAGTTACAGTATCAGCAGAAGATGCAACTTCAACTAATAAAGGCGTTGCAAGCTTTGACGCAACAGATTTTACAGTAACATCAGGAGCAGTAACATTAAACGCTGAGCGTGTTCAAGATATTGTTGCTGGACAAATCAATGCAGGCGAAGGTATAGATGTAACATATGATGATGTAGCAAACATACTAACAGTAGATGCAGAAATTGCAACAACTACAAACCGTGGTGTTGCTTCTTTTGCTACAACAGATTTTACCGTAACAGACGGTGCAGTAAGTGTTAAGAATGTAAACCTTGGAAGCCAAACAACTGGTGATTATGTTGCAAACATTACAGGAACAGCTAATGAAGTAACAGTAAGCCCTACAGCAGGAGAAGGCACAACAGTAACAATTGGTCTTCCAGATGATGTAAGCATTACAAATAATTTAACAGTAGGCGGAAACCTAAACGTAGCTGGAACAATAAACTCAGTAAATACTACACAGGTAAATATTGTTGATAATAAGATTAATCTTAATACCGACTATACTGGAACACCAACAGCAGATGCTGGAATTCGTGTAGAGCGTGGCGATGGCGCAGATGTTGAAGTTCTATGGAATGAGACAAGCGATAACTGGACACTTACAAATAATGGAACAAACTATCATGCAATTGCAAGAAAGTACGCAGAAAATCTTGCTAACCCTTCAGATTTAACAGCGCTTGTTGTAACACACAATTTGGGATCAGATGATGTTACTGTTCAAGTTTTTGAAACAGCAGGGCTAAAAGCTTTAGTTGAAACAGATGTAGAGCGTACATCAGCAAACACAATTACACTAAGATTTGCAACAGCGCCTGCAAGTGGAGCCTACAGAGTCGTAATTACTGGATAAGGGAGTTTTAAATGTCAGTTCAAAGATTAGTTCCCTTACACGCAGTAGCACTAGCAACAGATCCAGCAAACCCACGCATAGGTGATATTTATTTTAATACTGCTGAATCTTCTTTAAAATATTATGATGGTTCGTCTTGGAGCCCAGTTGGCGGTGCCATAACAGGCCTACTAGATCATATTCATACATATGATGGAGCAGTTTATTCTGTAGAATCAGTTGAAGTTCCAAGTCCAGGAGTAGTTGATGGCGGTGCTGCATAATGCCATCAGTAACGATAAAAATTAGAAGAGGTACTTCATCTCAATGGTCTTCTTCCACAAGACCTTTAGCAGCTGGAGAACTAGGTCTAGATACAACGCTAAATAAAATAAAAGCTGGAAATGGAACAAGTTTATGGCCAGCACTTCCATTTTTAAGCGTTATACCAAGTGAAATTACAGAGCTTGCTCAAGATGCAATAGACTCAGCATTAGTTGCTGGAACAGGTGTATCCAAAACCTATAACGATGTTGCAAATACAATCACTCTTGCAGTTGACAGCACTATTGCAAGCAAATTATATGTTGATGCAGCAATTGATGCATTAGATGATACAGTTTCCACTGGTTATATTCCAATGAGTTTATTGGGAAACCCAGAAGGAGTTGCAGAACTTGATTTAAATGGTTTTGTTCCAGACTCTCAAATCCCAGCAACAATTGCAAGAGACACAGAAATTACTTCTGCAATTTCTACTGAAGTAACAAACAGAAATTTAGCTATTACAGCTGCTATATCAAACCTTATAGATACAGCACCCGATGCATTAAATACTTTAAATGAAATTGCCGCTGCAATTAATGATGATGCTTCATACGCTGCAACTATAACAACAGCACTAGGAACAAAAGCTCCTATTGCTTCACCGACATTTACTGGAACAGTAAGCGGTATTACAAAAACAATGATTGGCTTAGAAAATGTAGACAATACGGCAGACTCTGTTAAGCCAATATCTACTGCTACCCAAACAGCATTAGATAATAAAGTTTCTATTTCACAGCCTTCTGTAGATTATTATATTACTAATTCAGGCTCAGGTGGATACCTTGTAAATGGAGTTTTAAACGATACTATTAGCTTTGCAAAAGGCAAGCGGTACAGAATTGTAGTTAATGCTACAAACCACCCTTTCTGGATTCAAACAGTGCCAGGCGGGTACTCGTTAGCAAATGTTTATTCTGAAGGCATAACAAATGCTGGAGCAGATAATGGTTCTATTATTGTAGAGCTTCCGCAGAATGCCCCAGATAATTTATATTATGCCTGTCAATATCATCCATCTATGTCAGGATCAGTTTCTGTTAGATCTGAAGATTCGATAACAATAAATTCTAAGTCTACCAGTTACACTATTGCGCCAATAGATTCTGGAAGACTTATTGAAATGTCTGCAGGCGGAACTATAACAATAACAGATTCTAACTTGTTTCCCATTGGATACTCTGTAGATATATTACAAACAGGAACCTCTCAGGTTACTATAGCAGGAGATGGATTTACTCCAAATTCTACTCCTGGATTAAAATTACGTGCACAGTGGAGTAGTGCAACTTTAATTAAACGAGCATTAAATTCCTGGGTTGTCCTAGGCGATCTGAGCGTTTAAAATGGCTAGAAGAAGATCTAGCAAAAGAATTTCGATATCGAGAGTCGGTATTAGAAAAGTAAACGTGCCTAACTTATCAGGTTTAAGTAGATCTCAAGCAAAAACAGCCCTAGAATCAGTTGGACTGAGTTGGTCTGAAACTGCCTCTGATATTCAAAATATAAATTTAAATCAGTCAATTGTAGATCAAGAAATTGCAAGCGGAAGTACTGTTAAAATTGGTGAGACTATACCATTTAGATATTACAATTATGTAGAGCCTCCACCACCACCGCCGCCGCCAAGTCCATACCCAAATATAGGTTCTGTTATTGCGTATGGCGCAGGAGCAGGCCAAGCTTGGACTCAAGATCAAGCCTACATAACATGGGGAGGAAGCGGTTGGGGTTCATATACCGTTACAGCTAGCAATGGTTCTTCGAATAATAGTGCATCCTCTGGGGGAGGCCCACCAGTACTACTAAGTGGTTTTTCTGCTGGCACAAATTACTCTGTAACCGTAACACTATATGCAAATGCAAATTATAGTGGATCTTCTGCGTCTTCCAGTACAAGCTTTACTACTGCTGCAGCATCTGTTCCACCACAAGGTCCACCAGCAGGACCACCTGCAGGCCCACCAGCAGGCCCACCAGTAGATTGTGATTATGTAGATGCCCCAACATATTGCACTAACGTAAACGCTCAAGGTTATGGAAATGCATATCAAAGATCTTGGACGGCTGGATGCCCAGACGTATACCTTGGATACAGTTTTTGTGGAATTTCAGCTCCACCAAGTGCACCACCAGCAGATCCACCAGCAGCACCACCAGCAGATCCACCAGCTTTTCCACCAATAGATTTGCCACCACTTGGACCACCTGTTGGAAAATCTGTTTCGGTATCTACTTTAGTTAGAACTCCATCAGGACTTGTTCGTGCTGAAAATTTAAATGTAGGTGACATATTACTTTCTGCAGATCTAGAAGGATTCCCATATAATCCATCTGAAGGTGTTACCGAAGAAGCATTATCATGGACAAGTGATAATCCAAACTTAAATATTGTAAATACAGAAATAGTTGGAATAACTAGGAGAATTGGAGACAAGGCTGTTGTAATTAATGGCGATATCTTCTCACAGTGGCACTGGATCCTTGTAAAAAGAAATGGAATAACTCAATTTATTAGGTCTGAAGAAGTTGTTGAGCAGTTAGATTATGTCTTTGACCTAGATAGTAATAGTTGGGAAATTGTAGACTTATTTGAAGTAATAGAAGTTGCTCATGAAACCATATCAATAGACTGTGAACCTTACGATATGTTCTTTACTGAAAAAATGCTAACACATGATTCCTTCGCAATATAATATTATAAGTCTGAAAAAAATTAATGAAAAGATAGTGCCTGTATTTTCAGCCTGGCCTAAAGAGCTTGCGGGGTGGTGGCTTCAGATAACAGAAGTATCTTTGTTACAAACAAAATGGGTGTGTCAGTTTTATTTTAATAACGATCACGCAGAAGGAGCTGTTATAGTTTCAAGTTGTGTTGTAAAAAATTATCCAGACATGTATCTGCTTGTGGATTATGACGGAACCGTAGACAGAGTTTACATAAATCCAGTTTATAGAAAAAGGGGGCTTTTAGCAGTTAGTGGTCCTATATTAAGAACCCTTATGTACGAGCTTTTTGATATAATAGTAGAGACAACTACAGATAGTAGCCTAAAAACACAAAAGGGAATAATTGGAGCTTATGGATCAGGCGGAGAATATATTCCTTCAAGGAAGCCAGAAGAATTATTGTCTGATATTTCTGTAGATGACATTCTGCCACCAAGAGATCCTGTTTACCCGTTTGTTTGGGTTAAAGAAAGGCCTGGTGGTAAAATTGAGTCGTAACGAAAGATTGCTATACAGATCTAATAAACAAACACTGATACATGTAGGCCACACAGAGGCTGCTGGGGTATATGAAAAGTTTTACTCAGAATTAAACAAGAAAGATCTTGTATATCAATTTCCTGTTGCTGGCATTTTAGGAATGACACAAAAACCACAAGAGGTATTTCCAAATAAAAACAAAAACGTTTTATCTTTTCCAGATATTCAAGTTAATAAGATATTTAAAGATGTTGTAGGGGCAGTAAAAGAATCCTGTAATAAGTTTAACTTAAGCTACGATACCAATAGATATTATCTTTCCTGTGATCTATTAGAATCGCCACCCACTGATTTTTGGCACGATCAGTCTAGCGCAAGCAAGCCAGCTTTGTTTGGAATACTATGCCTAGAAGATTCTGTTTCTAACATAAAGATTAATGAAACCCCTCTTGCTTTAAGCCTAGGAGATATTATAATTTCTGAGGCGGGAAATAAGATTGTTTATCTAGACTATTTTAAATATCTAAGCATACAGGTTCTTCCAGTCTCTGAATTAAAGGGACAGTACTTAGAAAAATGGATACCTCTATGTTAAAAATAAGTCTTTTGGTATAATTAAAGGCATAGGGGATAAAATGTCAGATATAGAAAACACAGATCTTACCAAAAGAGAAGTAAGGCCCTGGGATTTTTTAAATCCAAAAACTGAATACGCCACAGAGGAAGAGGCTGACAGAAGATATGAGATATGCAAGTTTTGTCCAGAACTTATATCCCTCACCAAGCAATGCAAAAAGTGTGGATGCTTAATGCACTTAAAAACAAAGCTTGAGAAGGCTACATGCCCCCTAGGTAAGTGGTAAAACTTAATAAGCTTTAGGGTATAATAAGGAAAGAGGTGCAACCATATGGCAACAAATTTTCCAGCAGACCTAGACGTTCTAGTTAACCCACAGCCGACTGACTCGGTTTTAGCTGTCCCACATGCTAAACAGCATGCAGACGCAAATGATGCTATTGAGGCCCTTGAGACAAAAGTTGGAAAAACCAATGACACAAACCCTAACTCCCTAGACTTTAAAGTTCGAACCCTAGAAACCAACATTCTTGATACCGAAGAGGTAGAGGATCTAGTTGGAGACCTGCTAACCACTGGAACGCATACAAATATAACTGTTGCTTACGACGATGTGGCCAGAAAAATAAACTTAACAGCTACATACGATAATGAAGAAGCAATTGCTGCAATTGCAACGGCAATTGTTGCTACAGGCGGAATAGACAAGGTCTACGATAGCGTAGCAAAAACAATAACCTTATCTGTAAATACAAATACAATAGCAAGCCAAGCATACGTAAATCAAGCAATTTCAAATTTAGTTGATACCTCTCCAGCACTGCTAAATACCCTAAATGAAATAGCGGCAGCAATAAATGACGATCCTAATTTTTCAACAACTATAACAACAGCTATAGCCACAGCTTTAGCCTCATCAAAGTCATATACTGATGCAGCAATTGCTGCCCTTGGAAATACAAGCGATACAAAATATGTTCCTGTATCAGAAGTAGGCCAAGCAGATGGAATTGCACAACTTGATGGACTTGGAAAAGTTCCACTATCTCAATTAGATATAGACGAGAAAATTCAGGATGTAGCCGCAGGCCTTATAACCTCTGGAACTCATACAAATTTAACGGCAACATATGATGATGTCACAGGCAAGATTAACTTTGTAGCAGTAGCTCAATTAACCCAAGAACAAGTTCAAGATGCAATCGGACCATTGTTTACTCATGGAACAAATCCTAATATTTCTGTAACCTACGATGATGAATCTAACAAGATGATTCTAGAAGCCTATATTCCCCCTTCTACTGCAAAGATGTCCTCTAATGCACCCACTTCTCCAATAGATGGTCAATTCTGGTTTGATACGGATGAAGCAAGAAGCGGAACAATAGGTGCTCTAAAGGTATGGAATGCTTTAAACTCGGCTTGGGAAAATGTAACAACAAACCTATCTCAATCTACAACAAATACATGGACATCTAAAAATACTTTTAATAATGGAATTATTATTGGACTTGATGCCGCTCCACTAACTCCAGTACACGGACAAATCTATTACAATAAGCCACTAGACAAACTAAAGGTCTGGGACGGACTACTTTGGCAAGATATTCAAGGCTCAGGCGGAGGCGGTGGACTAACACTAATTCCAACAGATACATCTTTGCCACCAAGCACATTTTTTGTTGGTTTAATTTCACCCCCAGCAGGTGCAACATCAACAGGAGATCTTTGGATAGATGTTGACGATGACGCAGGCTCTACTGAATTTGTATTTGCTGGACCTAATCCTCCAGCTGAAGGAACATATGGGATGGACACGCTGTGGATTGATACAGATGAGCCAGAACTTCCTTTAATTTATTCAGATGAAGAGCCACCTACGTATACTGCAATTGAAGGAGATTTCTGGGTAGATCTTGACGATACAAGTGGTCAATCAATTTTATCTTCAACAACTCCACCTAATCCAGCACAAACAGAATTTTGGCTAGACTTAACAACAGAAGAAGGAGAAATAACTTACTCTGATTTATTTAAAAATAATGCTGCACAAATAACAAATTTTGCTAGCCTGCCAGCAGCATCTTTGCACGGCGGAATGATAGCATACATATCTTCAGAGGCTTCTTTATATGTAGCAGCGGCAGGACAATGGATAAAGATATTCCCAACCTTTGATGCGGAAACGCTGATTTGGGCTGGGGTTTAATAAAAGATATGTTGTATAATAGTGGAGAGGTAATCAAATATGTCATTAAAACGCTATAACGGAACTGAGTGGGTAGTCGTTGCAGGATCACGACCTGGCCCAACGGGAGCTACTGGCCCTCAAGGCCCAGCAGGAACTGCAGCAGCTATATCTGTAGGTACAGTAACATCGGTTGCTTCAGGCCTAAATGCAACAGTTACAAATTCAGGCACAGCAACAAATGCTGTTTTAAACTTTTCAATTCCACGGGGCGCATCAGTTACGGGCCCAGCAGGTGTTCCAGGTACAAGAGGAACAAAGACATATACAGCTCAATCAGTTCCACAAAATGCAGGGCTAACAAATTTAATTGAAGGCGACAACTTTATAAATTTAAATACTGGAGAGTATTATGTTTATAGCGCATCAACAACAACTTGGGTTTTACAAGGTAACGTAAGAGGTCCACAAGGTATTCAGGGTCCAGCAGGAGTCCAGGGACCCGTTGGTCCGACAGGTCCAATTGGAGATGTAGTTGTGGCAGATATTGAAAGAAGAGTTTCAGCCTATGAATTAGATTCATTACTTAATCTAGGTATTTATTATCCAAAATATGCACTAACATCATCTTTGGCACAGATAAATGGTACAATTATGGCAACAAGTTTTATTTTCTAAGGGAGACTAACCAATATGGCAAGAAGAGCAATTAACGATCAAGGGATTATATTTTCCCCCGCAACATCCACGATTACAATTCCAAGATTTGTACTAAGACAAAATCTTCTTTTGATCACAAACGTCACCCAAAATAAAATTATTTATAATTTTTCAGACCCAGCGGTAGGTCTAGCAAGCTACTCTTTAACTGATAGTCTAAATGATGTTCACACAACTTTAGTTCTTGAGTATAATACAGCATCAATGCAGTCAACAGATAAGCTTCAAATTATGGTTGACGAGCCATCTGAGACATTTACGCCTTCACCAGACCAGTTGGATGCAGTAGGAAAGCTAAAAATATCTGATCCAGAGTCTTTGATTGATACTGACTTTGAGTACGGTGTGCAGGGTTCTAAATGGGAATCTCTTTCTCTTCAAAATAACTACCCAACATTCTTTTCAAGAAATACAGGCGGAAACTCCCTAGATGTAATTTCTATTATTTCATCAGGCGGATCACCAAGATCTAGAATTGTTGTAACAACCGCAACCCCACACGGATTAAACAACGGAGACGTAGTAAGCGTTAACGAATCACTAAGCCCTCTTACAGATGGTACTTTTCTTATTACCATTGTTGACTCAACAGCATTTTCATTTATTGCCAAGGGCAATGTTCCAAACTTGACTAGTGTTCTAGATGGAACCCTAACAACACTTTACGGTGGAGGAATCTTTGATAATGCACACATTCCAGGCGGAAATACTGGAGCCTTAAATTCTTGGGCAGCAACATCAGACGGTGCAAGTCTTTCAAGAATCGATGTTGTTACTACAAACCCACATGGACTTTATCCAGGAACGCCAATTTTGATTTCAGCTCCATCAGGAAGCGCAATTAATGGAAGCTTCTTGATTGACAGAGTTACAACCCCAAATTCATTTTCATTCATGACACAGTCATTAATTCCAGTAGGTGCAATAAACACCACAGGAATTGGTCTATTCTGTAAGCCAGAGGGCTACGTAGAACATAGACCGTTTGATGGTGGAGTTATTCTCACGACTGGAAATAACGTATGCGGAACACAAACACTTAGACAGACACGTAGATATTTTAGATATCAGTCAGGTAAGTCAATTACGTTTTCAACAGGAACAAAGTTTACCCCTTCATTTGATATATCTTATATTGCAGCATCAAGCACAGCAATTGGATCAAATGCAATCACAATTCGTGTTTTGCAAGATCACAACCTACAGGCTGGCGCAACAATTAAAATTGAGGGAATTGAAACAGTGGGAGCATATAACCCATTCAATGGCCTATTCACCATTAGCTCAGTAACAGATTCAAATACAATTATTGTACAAAAGACATTTACTTCTGCAATTAGCGCAATCGATCAATTGCCAGGTGGAGTTAATGCATTCGTAACAGCATATCAGTGGAAAGGCTCAGCAACAAGAGCGGGACTATATGATGATCAAAATGGATTCTATTTTGAGTATGATGGACGGACATTGTATGCAGTAAGAAGATTCTCAAACAAAGAACTATTTGGAAAGATCTCAGTAACACAATTTTCAAATGTAGTCACAGGAGTGGATACTAGATTTAGAAAGCAACTACTTGTTGGAGACCTAATTGTAGTTAGAGGACAGTCTTATAGAGTTATTCAGATTAACAATGATACTTCTTTAAACATTGCCCCAGCATACAGAGGACCAAGTGTTAGTGGTTCTCCTTATCTTAAGACACAGATTCAAAAGATTCCACAACACGATTGGAACATTGATACTGTAGACGGACACGGACCAACAGGGTACGACCTTGATATATCAAAGATGCAAATGACATTTATTGACTACTCTTGGTATGGAGCAGGTTCAATTAGATTTGGATTAAGAGGCACCGACGGTAACATTATCTGGTGTCACAAGATGGTAATGAATAATATTAATACCGCTTCATATATGAGATCAGGAAACCTTCCTGCAAGATATGAAACAATTAATGAGCCTCTAAACTCTGCAAAATTAATTGCAGGAGGATCAGGGCTAAGCGGATCCACACTATTCCCTCAAGACACAGTAATCTATGTCAATGACGTAAGCTTCTGGCCATCAACAGGATACCTAAGAATTGCAGATGGAGCTAATTTTGAGATTTGCGAATATACATCAATTGGTGCATATAATCCATCAATTCAAGCACATGCAGTTAATATTGTAAGAAGAGTCGCACAACCTCTAGTTTACGGAGGAGTTCCAATGAATCTATTTGGAACATCTATCCAATCAAACTTTGTTCCAGACTCAACAATTCCTGGCGGATCTGGTACAGCACAAGTTTCAGTACAAACAATTTCTCAAAACTGTGCACCAGTTATGTCACACTGGGGATCATCTGTAATTATGGATGGTAAATTTAATGATGATAAGTCGTTTATCTTTACTGCTGGTATGCAGAGATACTTGCAGGTTGGTGGATCTGGAACAATTTCAGCTACGCTAACAAACCGACAGGCGCAATCAGGTGTGGCAACAATGACTACATCAGGTACTCACACACTAGCATCAGGTACAAACGTAACCATATCAGGTGTAAATGATATTGTTACACCAACATTTAGACAAATCAGCAATAACATCGCAACACTGACAACTGGTACAGCACATCTATACTCAGTTGGACAGCAGGTTACTATTACTGGTATGGATAGCATTTTTAACGGAACATATACAATCTCACTTGTTCCAAGCCCTACAACATTCTCTTTCAGCAAGGTTAATGCAAATATTGGCTTCCAGTCAATTTCTGGATCACCAAGAGTTACAGGATCAAGCCGATACAACGGTACATTCTTAATTACTTCGGTTGCACCAACATCATTTACTTTTGCTTTAGCGGGTGCAGATGAAGCAATTTCTGCAATTAACCCTAACGGTACCGCAGTACAGACATTCGGAAGCACACCAACCCCTCGTCCACTCGTTTCGATTAGAGTGGCACCTTCTGCAGACAATGGTCTAGGAAGAAACTTTGGAATGCGTGAACTAGCAAACCGTATGCAGATGAAGCTTGACTCAGTTGGAGTTCTTTCACAGGGACAATTCTTGATTGAAGGAATTCTAAATCCAGCAACTATGAACGGTATTGCAATCCCTGCAGAATGGGAAGCAGTAAGAGTTGGTTCTGGTTCTCTTGCACAGGTAATTTATCACGACGGTACAGGAGTTAGAGGTACTGGAGCACCAGTTACATCCCCTACAAATACCGTTACTGGTGGAGATCGTATCTTTGCTTTCTACACAGAAAACGCAGGTGGTACTAACTTCTCCGTTACTACATTTGATGCTAAGAAAGTTAGAGACCTTTCAAACTCAATTCTAAACGGAAATGGGTCTCAGACAAACCCATCATTCCCTAATGGACCAGATATCTTAACAGTTACAGCAACAAATCTTGGTTCAGGGGCTGCAAACATTCTTGCTAGAATTTCCTGGACTGAAGCTCAGGCTTAGGAGAAAAAATGCCAGATTATACAACACTGCAAACTCAGGTTGAACTATTTAAAACAAAGGTAAGCGCTCTTGCATCTACAACCTTAGATGCAAACGACCTAGTTTTGCTGGCCTCAGCACTTGATACATTAGCAAAATCTATGGGCGTTAACGATATTCTTACAGTTACAACTGAAAGAATTGCTGCTATTAATGCGGCAAGAGACGCAGCTATTACATCAATTAACAGCTCAGTTAACGGACAAAGAATTACTGATGTTGAAGCTGATGTTGCTGATCACGAAACAAGAATCTATGCAACTGAAAACTATGTAAGTACAGCAGGCGGACAGATTTCCGCACTTGCTTCAACAGTTACAGGATTAAATTCACTAGTTGCAGGAAAGATTCCAAATACTTGGACAAATATAACTGCTTCATATACAGCAGTTAGAGGAGATAGACTTCTTATAACACCAGCAGCAGGTCTTGTAATAACATTGCCAGCCGCACCTTCAATTGGAGACACAGTAATCATTGTTGACTCAGCTGGAACTTCACAAACAACTAACTTTACAGTTGCAAGAAACGGAAGCTTGATAGCTGGAATAGCGGAAGATCTAGTTTTTAACGTAAAGAGCAAAGCTGTAGAATTAGTATTTTCAAATACATCTCAAGGATGGAGAGTAATCTAATGGCACTATTAAGCGATGTTATCGGAGATCAAGTTGGATCCCTTAATACATATAAGACTGGAAGACTAGACCTAGGGTCTCGTTCAGGTGCAGTAAACTTAGACTTATCTCTATCAAATGATTTTACTTGCACAGTAACAGCAGCAACAACATTTACTATTATTAATACCCCAACAACGGGAGTTGTTTCTTTTTCTCTACAATTAACTGGCGGAGGAGCATACACAATAACATTTGCAAATGCAAAATATCCAGGAGCTACAGCTCCAGCCCTCACTTCTGGAGGAATCGATGTTATAACATTTATTACATACGATAATGGAACAAACTGGCGAGGATCAATATCAATGAAGGACTCACGATAATGTACGCACAAGTTATAGATAAGCATATTACTCAAATTGTAAATGAGCAACAGCTAAGAGAGATGTATCCTTCAACACATTTCCCTTCACCAATTTTAGAATCACACCTTGAAGGCTTTGATAATTGGTATATATGTGAAGATGAAGCAGAAACCCCATCATTCGATCCAACTAAAAAGAAAGTTTCTTTTGAAAGAGTCC